AAGCTATAATATTCAGAATTACGGCACATCAACAAAAGTTCTGACAAAATCTGAATTACAAGCTGCTGCAGTAGCAGCGGCAGGAGGTTAACTTGGCAAATAATTGGAATCCGGAAAATGAATTTGATACCTCTACAGATCTTGGTGGCGGATCATCTAAAAGTAAATTAGGATTTAAAGATCCTACCGGAGCATTTAATTTAATAAAAAATGCAGGATTAAGTAATGTTAGTCCTAAAGCTTTAAGTGGTGGCGAGACGGTAGATCTACAAGGTCATAACGGATTTGTCTATATTGATAACTTTGGTGAAGAAGCTGAAGCTACAAATAACTATCATATAAGAACTCCTGGTGGTCATGTTATAGAACGTAATGATACCAGTGGCCAGGAAAGAATTCTATTAAAACATAGTTCAGGTGATACACTTATTAATATGTGTCCTGCTGGTGAAATTATTATTAAATCAAAATCAAGAATTGATGTAGTAAATGGCGATCATTCTTTTACAGCTGAAAATGGAAAGCTTACTTATAAAGGTAATCTTGAACTAGAAGTAAAAGGCGACTTTACAGTTAATGTTGATGGTGAATATAGAGTTAATTCACAAGATAGAACAGAAACTGTTTACGGCCCTTTTAAGACTACAGTATACGGTAATAAATCTGATATTATTGAAGGCAATGTTGCTAGACAAGTAACTGGTATTACAACACAAACAAGTTTATCAGGATATAATAATATTGTAAAAGGACCTAGTCGACATGTAGTAGAAGGTGCTATGACGCATAATTCAAGCGAAAGTATTGATTTTACTGCAAATAACCAAATTGATATATCAACACAAACACTTAGGCAATCTGCTAAAACCCTCAATATATTTGGATCTACGGGTACTATTGGTGGTGAAAGTATTATATATTATGCTAAAAATTATTACGGAACTAGTGCACTATTTACTGCAGGTGTTGAAGCACCGTGTTTTATTGGTGATTTAACTGGTAAGGCTGATAATGCTAACCAAGCAGATTTTGCTACTACTGCTGGACAAGCACCTCTTGGCTCTGCTGGTTCACCTGGTTCTAATACACACGTTGCTAGAAATACTACTGCAACCGCAGAACCAACAGCAGCAAATGTTGGAAACTATTTAACAAAATATGGAATCAAAAAAGTAGCAGTAGATCCAAATAATATTATTTTAGGATATATTAATCTATCTACAAAGCAAGGGGGAGTAACGAATAGATCCTTAGATATTAAGGGCGTACGTATGCGTATGGCTGATCCAGCCCACCGAGCTAATTCTAAATTTACTGCATACAATATTGCACAAGGTAACTTATCATCTGATCATATAAGAAAAACAGCAACTCAGGTCGGAAGAGTTAGAAGTGCTAAAAGGATAATTGTAAAAGGTAGCACTCCTATTGGTAATATCTCTCCAGAAGGTAGTGCAATTAGGCTTATACAAAATATTGCACCCGTACGTGATTTACTCCTTCCAGTAAGTTTACAGGCATCTATTTCTGGTGGTATTACTAGTTCAACACAACTAACAAAAAATATTAGGTTAGGTAGATTTTTATCAGCCGAAGGTTTTTCAGCTACCCTACCACAAATAGTTCAATCAGGTACCGATACACAGCAAGTTGCTAGAAACCTGGCTCACTTTGCTACTATTCTACAAACCTTTAATGATAATGTAGAAGACTTTTCCGGATTTGAATTATATGTCACTGAAGGTGTTTATATACCTTACAAAGATGAACAGTATACAACAGCCGGTCCGCTTGATATAGCAAGAGAGGGTAGAAGAATAGTTTTTGAGGTTCGTGATGAAAGTGGTATGGATCTAGAACAGACCTTTGAAGCCGCTACTTGGTTAGCAGCAAATACTGCCTTTGAAGAACTTACTCTGGATTATGATACGTACAATGGACCAAATAATTTGAATGCCCGCATCGTTATGACAATTAATAATATTCCTAGTACATTTATCCAGACATTTAATAAAAAAGTAAAAACTTCTTTTAATAATGAGATTCAGGCAACCAATGAAATAATGGAGATTCTTCCTTTATAATTGATATAAATAGATAAAAAGAGAAATAGAATGGCAATTGTAAGAAGATTATCAACAGATGACGCTAATTTAGAAGCATCATCCGTATTTGCAAATAGGGTCAAAAAGTATAAAGATATTGACCTTGCATTTGCAAATAAAGCTTCTGGTGAGATCTATAAAAAGTCAGATGCTGCTGCAGTAAAACAGGCAGTATCGAATCTGTTACAAACAAATCATTATGAAAAGCCATTTCAACCCTTTTTCGGAGGAAATTTAAGATACTATCTTTTTGAGCTTGCTGATGATAATGCAGCTTATGACGTTTACCAGAATGTTATTCGTGTTATTAATTTATATGAACCAAGAGCAAATGTTTTAGAAGTAGATGTTAATGCTCAACCGGATAGGAATTCTTTAGACGTCAAGGTTACATTTGAAATTGTTAACACAGGCGAAGTAGTAGTCGTATCAACAAATATTTCGAGGCTAAGATAATGGCAACAACAATTAGATCAACCTCTCTTGATTTTGAATCTATAAAAAATAATTTAAAAACTTATCTTATAAATCAAGATGAATTTACTGATTATAATTTTGAAGCTTCTGGGCTTTCGAATATACTTGACGTTCTTGCGTATAATACCCATATCAATGGTCTTACAGCAAACTTTGCACTGAATGAATCTTTTATTGGTACAGCACAACTACGTAGTTCACTAGTATCATTGGCTGAAGGTATAGGATATATTCCTTATTCACGTATACCTTCTTCTGGTATTATCAATCTTTCTCTAGATCTATCAGGCGTAGCTGGTCGTCCTGGAACAATTTCAATTGCTTCTGGTAAGACGTTTACTGCATCGGTTGATGATGTTACCTATACTTTCCAAACAAGAGAATCAATTTCAGCCCAAGATGATGGTAACGGATTATATAATTTTGTAGATGGTAATAATAATACTGCTATTAAGATTTATGAAGGAGCAGTTAATACTAAAACCTTTATAGCTGATGCGCCTACACAAAATGCAATTTATATTATTCCAGAATCTGCAATGGATACTTCAACTGCAGTAGTTCGCGTGTATGCTACTCCATCCTCATCTTCGTTTTCGACATATACTAATATTATTAATGCTACAACACTTTCAGCCTCTACTACCCTTTATATTTTAAAAGAAACACCAAATGGTTATTTCGAACTTTCATTTGGCGATGGAACAACATTCGGGGTAGCACCAGTAGCTGGCGCAAAGATAGAAGTTGAATATCTTATAAGTTCTGGACCGGCGGCAAACGAAGCTACTGGATTTGCTAGCGGTGTAGATTATAGTTTCGGTGGTACTGACTATGCCTTTTCCGTTACTACAGCATCAGCTTCATCTGGCGGTAGCTTAAAAGAATCTATGGAATCTATTAGAAAAAATGCTCCGTTCCAGTATGCTTCGCAGAATAGAATGGTTACAGCTGTAGATTATGCTACTCTTATACTTAGAAACTTCGGATCATATATTAGCGATATTAAAACATGGGGTGGTGAAGAAAACCTAGAAGCAAAATTCGGAACGGTATTCTGCTCAATTGTTTATAATAATGATGTTGATGCAGGAACTATTACTTCTCTCCAGACCCAAATAACGGATCTTACAAATCAGTTAGCAATACTTTCATTTGATATAGAATTTATTGATCCTGTTACAACATTTATTGAAACAGAAACCTTCTTCCAGTTTAATCCTAGATTGACGACTCTTTCCTCAAGTGCAGCTAGGTCATCAGTAGATAATCAAGTTTCACAATATTTTGCAACTAATATTGGAGATTTTGATCAGGCATTTAGAAGATCAAATATCTTAGCAGATATCGATGAAATCAGCCCCGCTATTCTTTCAAGTCGGATGAATGTTAGAATGCAGCAAAGAATTACGCCAACACTCGGTGCATTAAATTCAATTACGCTACGTTTTCCTCAAGATATTGCCCGTGAAGATGTTGAAACTTATACTATTAGTAGTTCACCATTTATATTCGAAGGTGAAAGCTGCGTATTAAGAAATAGACTATCATCAACAACATTAGAAATATTTTCAAATACCTCAGCTACTGTTTTAGTAGATAACGTCGGTCAATATAATGGTCCAAACGCAACGGTGGCCATCACCGGATTTAGACCCGAAAGTATTATTGGTGGTGTGAATTATATTAAAATAAAAGCTGTTCCAGCAAACCAGAGTGCTGTAGTACCAAATAGAGAAGAAATACTTACATACGATGCGAATGAATCATTCTCAAGGGCCGTTGTAACGAGTGCGACTAACTAATGACACATAGTACATTTACAGATAAAGATAATGGTAGAAGAAATCTTTCCTTGTTGGATCAAAGAGCCGTAGAAAAGGTTCTTCCTGAATATTATCGTGAAAGATATCCAAAGCTAATTACTTTCTTAGAAAAGTATTATGATTGGGCAGATTCCGATGTTTCGCCATCACACCATATATCAGATCTTTTTATAGCAAGAGATGTAGGCCAAACACCTGATGCTTTATTAGATTTCTTAGAAGACGAACTACTCCTCGGTCAAGAATACTTTGGTGGATTTTTGAATAAAAGAGCAGCAGCTAAGATATCTAATATTTTCTATAGATCTAAAGGTACAAAATATTCTATTCAACAATTTTTTAATGCTTTCTTTGGAATAGATGTTGATGTAGAATATACTAAATCCCAGAGATTTATTGTCGGGGAAAGTGAAATTGGATTTGACTCTCAAAAATTTCTTACTAATGCAGAACTATATCAAGTATTTGCTGTATTAATTAAATCGGAATTACCTCTATCAGAATGGAGAGATGTTTATAAACTATTTGTTCATCCTGCAGGTATGTATCTCGGTTCACAACTTCAAGTTGTAAGTGAGGCCGAAGCAACACTAAGTACAGATTCTGCACTCGATGCAGGTATTACCTTCGGTGCTATTACACTTGGTTCAGCATCTCTAGTAACAAGTGCAATTGCTGATACGACCGGTATCGTACTAATTGATTCTGCAGGTGGTGATAGACTTAGACAAGATAACAATGCAGAGCCAATTACGTTACAAACTGCATTTGATCTAGGATTAACAATAGGTCAGGTTGATAGCGCATATGATGATATCGGTGAACTTATGGATACTAATTCCTTTAGACTCGACGAAGATTCAGGTGACGCTTCAGTAATGACTATCGATAATACAATCGAACAAATGGATGAAGTAAATTACAAGTATTATGATAGTACCGCTTAAAATTTATATAAATAAAGTTAACAGTTTATTTGGATTAGCACATGACTAGACAAGTTATTAATACAGGCGCTACGGCGAATGATGGAACTGGCGATACTCTAAGAGTAGCTGCCACGAAGATCAATCAGAATTTCGTAGAATTATATCAGGCCTTCGGAAGCGATTCGAATTATATTACAACGGGTATTCTATTTGATAGTACCGGAATTATTTTCGAAGGTAGTACTGTTGACGCCTATG